ACAAAGAAGAAAAATCCAGGCGGTAGACCTTCACCGTATCAGGATGAATACGCAGACATGGCATATGAGCATTGCCGGGAGACCGGGGCAAGCTCTGCTAAGTTGGCGAAATTGTTCAAGGTTTCCGTAAAGACCATACACAACTGGAGACACGCGCATGATGACTTTTTACATAGGTTAACGCAGGGAAAGGATCAATACGACTGCCAGGTATCCGAAAAGGCATTAAACAAGCGGGTTCGTGGCTATCGTCACGTTGAGATCACAAAGGAACTCGTTGAGGGTGAAATGAAGATTACTAAGCGGGTTTCAAAGTCAGTAGCCCCAGACGTAAGTGCAATCAAGTTTCATCTTACCAACAGGCACGGTAAACGATGGCCCGACAAACAAAAGGTTGAACACTCAGGGCAATTAACACTCACTGAAATCTATGGCGATATCTCAGACAAAGACGGACGCATACCAGGGAATTAAGGATCTCCTCGGTGATAGGCTTTGGCGCATTGACAACTTCTACACAGGGGTTGACGATGACGGCAAGGCTTTTAAGTTTGCCCGTAACGCTGCACAGCTTATGCTTTACTCGGCTATGTGGTATCTTAACATCATCCTGAAGGCCCGGCAGCTTGGGTTCACGACTTTTATTTGCATTTACATACTGGACGCCTGCCTGTTCAATTCAAATATACGTGGCGGTATCATAGCTCATACCAGAGAGGACGCAGAGGACATATTTCAACATAAGATCAAGTTTGTTTACGATGCCCTGCCTGACTGGTTTAAGACATCTATGGTAACGTCTGAGCAGTCCAGCGCCCGGAAATTATCATTCTCAAACGGGTCAAGCATAAGGGTCGGAACGTCTTTGAGATCAGGCACCTATCAATACATACTCATTACAGAACACGGTAAAATATGCGCCAAGTATCCGGAAAAGGCAAAGGAAATCAGAACCGGCACGCTTAACACAGTTCATCCGGGTAACGTAGTTTATATTGAGTCAACAGCAGAGGGCAGGGGCGGTGACTTCCACGACTTCTGTGAAAAGGCCCAGAACCTGGAGAGGCAAGGCAAAGAGTTGAGTAAGATGGACTTCAAGTTCTTTTTCTTCCCGTGGTGGAAGAGACCGGGGAACGTGCTTGATCCAACAAACATAGTTATATCGGGTGATCATGCCGAGTACTTTGAGGAACTTATACTTAAACATAAGATCGAACTGAGTTGGGAACAAAAGGCCTGGTACGTTAAGAAATACGAGACGCAGCAGGATTTAATGAAGCGGGAACACCCCTCCACATCACAGGAGGCTTTCGAATCTTCAATTATTGGAGCATATTACGCGCAACAAATGGCGAAGGTGAGGAACGAGCGCAGGATAGGACGGGTTCCTTATGATACCTTCGCATTGGTTCATACTGCCTGGGATCTCGGGGTTGATGATGAGATGTCCATCTGGTTCTATCAAGTAATTGGAAATCAGGTAAACATTATAGATTATTACGAAGTCAACGATGTCGGGATAGATTACTGTGTTGAACGCCTGAAGGAAAAACCTTATCAATACGGCAGTCACTTCTCGCCACACGATATCAGACAGAGGGACGTTGTAAGGGCGCAGACGGCACAACAGAGGGCTTTGACCGAGTTGGGTATCAAATTCACACGCATACCCAGGGTGGCGGCTCTTATCGATGATATACAGGCAGTGAGACGTTTTCTTAACAGGTGTTTCTTCGATGAGGTTAAGTGTAACCGCAGACAGGGCAAGAACCTTGTTGGTATTAACTCACTGGATTCATACCGGAAAGAGTGGAACGAGAAACAGTCATGCTTTTACGAGAGACCTTTACACAATTGGGCAAGCCACGGCGAGGCTGCATTTAGGACAATGATGCGGGCCGTTGAGAAATACCCGAACGGTGCCGAGGCTGGTGGAATCATGACCCAGGCATCCCACAACGAGATGATGGCTAAGTTTGGGCCACCGAGGGCGTTATGATCTATTTCGCTACGAATTTCGTAGACTTTTCGCGGTGTGTAATTTCAACGACTTACGAGTGTGCGCATGATTAATATTGAAAAGATAGCGACCTTGTTTTCTCTCCCTGCTCATCGGGTGTATAAGCTATTGCTGGATAAGGGTAATTCCGTTACCGAGAAGATTATGCACAAGGTAGACAACGATATCTTCATACAGAGGTTTGTCTACGATAAGATGGGTGAAAGGAAAGATTACCTCGATGGAAAGATTTTTCAACCAAAGTCTATAGTTGGTATGGATCTCATTCCTTTCGACAAAGAGCCAAGAGTTTATTTTTTAATAGATGGCCATGTGGTCGTATATGTGGGGCAAACCAGAGCAATGGCTGATCGGATCGGCACACATACTGACACTAAAGAGTTTGATAAGGTTATATCTTTTGTGGTTGAGGGCTCAGAGCTGAACATGGTTGAGGGTGTTAATATTATGGCATATAACCCACACTACAACTCTGTTATCTGGTCAAAGGAAACTTATTTCAATAGCGTATTGAGCCTAACATTTTGAATCAGACTCGGTTACGAATATCGAAGGGTTTTTCTTGAATGAATAACTTGAACCATTTCATAGGTTTAAAAAATAGAGGTCTCATATTGCCACCGGCCCATGACTTTTCATTCTATAATCTTCTACGAATAACGTAGAAAGGACGGATCATGTTGACATATTTCGTAGATTATGAGATTAAGGTATAATATGGCTGAAAACGGCATAATCACAGAGTACAGCGACGCATATGACGAGGCAATAGGTCATTGGGGGCAATACATCACCCAGGCCAGGCATGATCTACGCTTCTCGCTTGGTGATCAATGGGACACGAAACAGGCCCAATATCTCAAGGCCCAGGGTCGTGAAGCGCTAGTATTTAACAAACTCCGGCGCGTTATTAAGCTAATCACCGGGTACCAGCGCAAGAATCGTCTCTCAATGCAATGCACCCCCACCGAGAACAGCGACGACGAGACAGCGAGTCAGTTTACCGGACTTCTTCTTTATATTATGCAGTTTTCCAACGGTTATAACATTTTATCAGACGCTTTTGAAATGGGGCCGCTGGTTACAGGGCTCAACCTTGTCGAACCGTACATAGATTATACAGACGATCCTTTGAATGGCGATATCAAGATGAAACGCCGCCCTTTCAATAGATTCGTGATCGATCCTACGACTTTCGAGCGTGACTTGTCAGATTGTGATTACCTGATTACGAGGGATTATTTCAGGCGTGAAGTTGTTGAATCCTTATTACCTCCTGAATCCAGGAAGAAATTGAAGGGCATGAACCCAACCGGCCTTGATTCTAAGTTCAGCGAGCTAACCCTTCCTTCAGGCATGACAGCCAAGAACCTGTTTAAATATTCCCAGTACTGGAAACGAGACACTGAGAGTTACAGCATAATTGCTAACCCACAGACCGGAGCGCAGAAGGAATGGCCGGGGACGAAGAAGCAGCTTAATGAAACGTTGAAGATTATCGTTAATGCCGGCGGCCCGGAGATGCGGATTATTCCTGCCACCCGCAAGATAATGAACTTGCATATCATTGTGGACGAGACCGAAATGTTCTCCGGGCGTGACCCTCTCGGTATAGACGATTACCCTTATGTTCCTATGTTCGGTTTTTGGGCTCCTGAAGAAGAGAGAGCAGACTTTAAATTACAGGGCGTTGTGAGGTGCGACAGGGACCCACAGACCGAAGTTAATAAGCGCCGGTCAAAGATGTTGGATATAATCGATTCGCAGATAAACAGTGGATGGATTGCCGAGACTGAATCGGTGGTCAACAAGGACAGTCTTTATGGTTCCGGTCAAGGCCAGGTTATCTGGGTCAGTCCGAGCGAGACGAAGACCATTGATCAGCGGATACAGAAAACGAGAGCAGCAGACATCCCACCCGGCCTATTCCAGCTTACCGAGCTGATGGACAGAGACGTAATGGAGATCCCCGGCGCTAACGCTGATCTTCTCGGAAGTCCTGAAAATCCAGACATTCAGGTTGCGGCTATG